TATGATACGCAATGGCTTCGCGTGGATCATACCCTACAAAAATAGGAATTGGTTTCATTTGCGTTCGATGTCCTCTTCCACACAATCTTCACCAAATTGTATTTCAATCAGTTTGAGTGGCTGATCTGTTTCGTTGCACAGTTGGTGCCACTCGTTGCGATTGATCCAGCAGGCCTCATGTATAGTTAGGTGGTCTTTGATGTCTCTATCTGTGCTAGAATCCAATGTGTACACTGTGGCTTCGCCTTCGGCTACAAACCAAAACTCTGCTCGCTTGTCATGCCGTTGCATGCTTAGACAAGTTTTAGGAGTGACAGTGAGTTCTTTAAGTTTGGTGTTGGTGCCAACTTCGTGTAGCACACGATAGTATCCCCAGGCTCGAGCTGTCTTGGGCGTTTTCCACTCTTCGAGAATCCATGAACTGCTATTCTTTTTATCCTCGCCGCCTACGCCAAATGCAAATTCTAAATTGGCATCTACCACATACATTTCAGGAATGTTTTTGTCAGTGCGGTCACCACCATTGGCAAATACCAACGTTGCGTCAGGATAGTGTGCTCGAACTTGTCGAATAAATTCTTTAGCCGAGTCATCAGCATCGTCAAATGTGTACACTTCGTCTACCATGGCAAGATTGTTTATCACACACAATCTTTCCGTCCATGGCATGAACGGCCGACCTTTTTTGCGAGTCAACCATTCGTCTGAGTTGAGTCCCACAATTAGCATGTCGCCCAGTGTGCGGGCTGCTTTAAAATAAGCAATATGTCCAGAATGCACCGGATCATATCCCCCGGTACAAAGTACAATTTTCATAGTTTTTCCATCCCAGTGGTTCTTACCGTAAATTGATAAATAAATTTATGCATTACATTATTTACAAGACTTTTACATCCAGTGGAAAATACTATATAGGTCGTCATTCAACTAACAACCTAAGTGACGGTTATCTAGGGTCTGGTAAGTGGGTTAAATCAATTAAGGATAAATCATTGCTTACTAGAGAAATTCTTGCGTTTGCAGAGTCTGAGTCAGAACTCAAAGTTCTCGAAGAACAATTTATTATCAAGTCAATCGATGATCCAAACAACATGAATTTTAACAATAAATCAACTGGGTGGCCAACTGGAGATTTAAATTGGGCACGGACGCCCGGAGCAAAAATAATAAAGAGTAGTCGAAAAAAAGGGCTTACACTTGAAGATGAGTACGGTGCTGAAAAAGCAAAATTAATTAAACAAAAAATATCTAAATCTAGAACCGGGCTGAAAACTAATAAACCAGCATGGAATCGCGGTGTTCCCTTATCATCTGACACACGTGAGCGTATTTCTAAATCTATCTTTGCACAAATGTTATCAATGACCAATGACGAGCGTAAAGAAAAATTTGGCCATATCGGGGATAAAAATGGATTTTTTAATCAAACTCATAAAGATTCTACAGTTCAATTGCTGAAGGAAAAACAAAAAGCAAATAGGCAAAATAATCGGCTAACTTGTCCACATTGTCTTAAAAATATTGACAAACCTAATTACTCAAGATACCACGGAGACAATTGCAAGTTTAAAGAGTAAGATCTTCCATTCCAGCCGAACGTAATCTAATGAGGTGCCCTGCCATCCATTGCTTGGTATCCAAGCCCTTCATGATACCCAACCATCGATTGCGTAGATATGCCACTTCGTTGATTATGGTTTCATAATCAATCACTTCATCTTCGCCATCCACATACTTTTCTGCGTCGCGACTGGTGAGCGCACGAGCATATCCTTCCAGATACTTTTGAAAGTGTTTTCTGCGTATCTTGCGCAGTTGGATATTAAGAAAGTTCAACACAGCCTCAATCTCTTGAAGCTGGTTGTATCTAAACTCAGTGATGCCCGGAAGTGCTGTGATATTTTTTTCAACAATTCCAGCAATGCGGCAGTCTTTTTTAGCATCAGTTATTTCACGCTCGTAGTGTGCTATAAAATCTGGAATAGCATCAAGACTAGCAACTACTCGACTGTACCACATTAATTTTCCCAGTCGTCTTCGTTGGGATCCTCTTCTTCGATATCTTCTTCTTCGTCTTCTGCATAGTCTTTGTCGTTGTCAAGATATGCAGTAAGTGCTCGTTTGATGTCTGTATCGCCTTTAAAAGCGTTACGGATGTCTTCTACGTCACTGTCATTGTCCATTAAAACTTGTACCACAGTTTCTGCTGCCTCGTTGCGATCAACTGTGTTTACAAATCGTTTGAGTTCGCCCCAAATTTCTGCTGCTATTGTTTCGCTCATTCTGCTTCCTCCTCACCGGTACTTACCTCTTCCTTGATATTTCCAAAGTCTTTCATCACAGTGTCAAGACAGTTGTCATCATTGCGTTCCCAGCCTTTGCGGAACTTCTTGATGATTTCACCGTGACTGGTAGTAAACACTAGGCTGTTGCCTTCTTTCTTGAGTAGCCCTTTTTTCTCAATCAAGTCTGTCAGACCTGAGTATGGACTCATACCTGTTGTGTAAGGAATCTTAACTTGCACACCTTCAAAGGGTTTGGCATAGCGTGTTTTCATAACTTTACAACCAGCACGGATGCCCATCACATCAGAGATCTTGTTGCCGTCTTCGTCCTCTTTCAACTTCATCTTCTTCATGGCCACAACAATTGAGCTGGCGTAAATGAAACCTTGTCCACCTGAGATCTTATCATCTGGGTCAAACATATCCTGGCTTGCGTATGTGTGGTTGGTACAAACCAAGCCTACATTGTATGAACCAAACATGTTCACACAGTTACGCACCAAGGCGGTGAGAGCTTTGGGTTTACGTCCTAGATCACCCTTCATTTCGCCTGCATCAAACTGGTTCACATCAGTGGGTGTTAGCAACATGCCCAATGAGTCAATTACAAACATGACCTTGGGACGCTCGCCATCTGGTAGAGCCTTGTAGTCACTCATGAATGTGGAGATAGTTTTAGCCACATCATCAATCATGGCCATGCTCAGTTTGAGCAATTTGCTGTCACTTGTGTCAACGCCGAGTGCTTTAAGCCAATCTTCGTCAAGAGCATTTTCTGAGTCAATCAGCACCACAAAGATACCTTGCTCTTGTGCGTTCTTTACAATGTTGCCTGAACAAATATAACTCTTACCTGCGCCAGAGTCTCCGGCAAACACAGTTACCTTGCCCAGTGGAATGCCACGATTAAAGTCGCCTGAGATCAAATAATTTAATGCGTAGTTGCCTGTTGAGATCCAATCTGTTGGATCATTAAAACCAATCGATAGGCCGTCGATTGATTTGGTAATTTCCTTGCGGAATTTTGAGACGTCGAAGGGTTTTCCCATGTATCACCTGTTATAAAAATAGAAGAACACAAGAGGTTGCCCCCTTGTGTTGGTGCAGAGATTACTGCTTGTTTTGACGTGAACGGATCATGGCCAAGATGTCTTGGGCATTACCACTTGGTTTGGCCGCTGACACAGGTGCGGCAGCAGGTGCGGGCTCGTCGTCAAACGAACTGTCAGCTACAGGTGCTGCCGGAGCGGCAACCTTTAGTGCTGGCTTGGCAGCAGGTGCCGGAGTGTCTTCGGCATCACCGGCAGCAGCGCCTGGAACTTGTACACCAGCAGGACGGAAGTATTGACCCCAACGATCAGTGTCGTACGGCTGTCCATCTACTGATGCTTCAAACATCTCTTTAATTACTTTGAGTTCAACATCACCGGGACGCTTGGGCAGGTAGGTGCTCAAGTCATACAAGCCGTGTTTTTCAATGGCTGCTTGTTCAGCTTCTGTAAGTGCAGACTCTTTGCGTGCCCACTTTGACCCATTGTAGTCAGCAAATCCACCTTTGGCTCCTTTGCTGACACGGAAGTCCAGGCCACGCAAGAAGTCAGTTGGCAATTCTTCCAGTTCAGGATCCATCAACGCACCTTTGATAGTGGTAAAGATCTGAGGGCCGATGATGAATCGACGGATTGGGTTTTCTGGTGACTTGTCGTCAGCCAATGGATTCTCACGCACAAAGCCTTGGAAGATGTATGAACGTTTTTTCCAGTACTTGCGACCCATGTCTTCAAGGCTCTTGTCCTTGAACCATGTACGTACTTCTGCTAAAATAGGACAAGCGTCGCCCCACATTTCAACACAGGGTACTTGTACCATAACCTGCTTGCTCTCCATCTCTCCTTTGATGCCGTTGAACGGCAAACGAATCATTGCTCGTTCTTGCCAGAAGAATGTGTTTTTTGTATTAGCGTCGGGGAGGAAGCGTAATGTGGCTGCTTGGCCTTCTTCCATATTCCAATGCGGATAAATTGAATTGTCTCCGCCGGCGGATTGCCCACCTTGTTTGTTTTCTGCTGCCTGTAGTTTTGCTCTGATTTCTGCTAAAGATGCCATAGTATGTTTCTCCTTAAAAAAGTTGCCTATGTATATGCCAATCTAAAAATTAGATGTTTGTTGCCTGTGACGTCAACATAATGTTGCATACAACGTAAGTATATGCTTCTTTTCTGCTTTCGTCAAGTGTATTTATGTCATTTACGCAAATGCGGCATATTTTCTTGAAACAGTTTGCTCTTTTGCCATTGAGCATTAGTTATCTGGAGATGCTGTGCCTCTAGCCATTCTCTTCCAAGTGCCCAATCGGCCAAACTAGAATGCCGGAACCGATAGTCGCCAGTACATTCTAACGCAAACGTATGGCTCCACCCCACTGACTGCAATGGCAGCGGAGTGTCAGATAGATAGTGCCGGTACACTTCAATCAATTCGAATTCACTCATGACCATTTTTTTGCAGTCAACATCCATGGCCACTATCTGTTCGCTTTCCAGTAGGTCTAAATGCAATTGCGTAAAGTTTCGATTGTGATGCTGTTCTACTCTGTTTCTCAACTGAGTCAACAACTTTCGATCAAGTTGTCTAAATGGTACTGCACTGGCACAAGCTGGAAAATTATCACATAAGATTTGATCGTGTTCACTGTTCAACATGTACCGAATGTACATTCGATTGCCTAGTGTGATTGGATCAGACTCAAGTGCATACAAATGGTCTATTTTAACTGGTACAGTATCAAATTCTAAAGTTTGTTCAAAAATGATATCTGCATCCACCATCAACCACGAATCGCCTGGTAGGTATTGATCAAGATTGAGTTTGACCAACTGCTGTCGCCACCATCCCACTTTACACTTGTCAATCAGTGGTACATCATCCACACGGTGGTATACCAAATTATCAAACTGCCAGTACTGCTGACCTAGATAAGTTTGTATGTCTTCAAAGAAATTTGGCCAAGGATCAACGTCATGTGCATGATTGGTATCTACTATGACATGGATGGGCTTTGCTGGAAAGTGCTGCACTATGGATTTGATACACAGGGCAGTTTGGAACGCATAACCAGGCCAAGTGGTTATGGCATAACAATCAAAATTCATCTAGTATATATTACTTGATCAATGCTAGTGTTTTTATTCTTGCCAACCATGCGTCATGATCATGTTCTTCCATCATGGGAGCAACTGATCCTGCTACTGTGCCCATTTCATACATGCCACATTCGGCCAGGCCGTGTTCTGGACAGTATTCGCCTTCCATGGTAGTGTTGCATGAACTTTCTACCATGCTTGATCCACCATCGGTGGCTGCCTGACCTAATGCGCTGCCAATTGCTCCGCCCACTGGACCAGCTACTGCACTACCTAATGCACTACCTGCAACTGCGCCAAGCACACCTTCACCTACTCCATGATTAGTTTCGTCTAATCCTGGATTGGTTTGGTAGTGGTTGTATGCGCTTGCTACATCACTTATAAAGTCCTCGTCATGCGAAATTAAATTGCGAGCAGCTTTTGGTGTCATACCAATAGCTATCAGTTCATGATATACTGCACTGTAAAAATCATTGCTGGATTTGTCTGTTGCCATTCCGGGTTTTTCACGGGCTAAAATTTTGGCAACTTTTTCATAGGTGTATTCAGAGTTTTCGTGAATACGACTTTCAGCTACTGGCACACCAGCATATTTCAGCATGTCATTGAGTTCTGTGTTTTCTGCCACAGCTTGTTGTGTTGGGATACCAATTGTAAATGCGCCGCCTACAGGTTGATCAAATCTCCAACCTTTTTGTCTAAATGTATTATAGTATGGATTGATTGCTTTGGTAATATTTTGCATTGTTGCACCGTCATTACCAGTTGGAACTATATATCCACGTGATGGTGGATATGTACGGTCGTCAGGATCTGGGTTTATTACTATTTTAACAGTACCGTCTTGATTTGGAAAATCTTTTACAGTTGCACCGGTTGCTTGTTGCAATGCCTGCACAATTTGTTGAGCATACTGTTGAGTTGCTTTGGGGTCTACTCCAGCAGCTGGAATTGCTTCCGCCACGGCCTGTTCAGGAGCAGTGCCCGGTGCTTGTTGACCAGCAGCAGGTGCCACTGGCTGTTGTTGAGCAGCAACAGGAGTGGTGTTCATTTGAATACCAAGTTGTTGCAATCTGGCCTGCACATCGGTGTCATCCCAAATATTAGCACGAGGATCTTGGTCAGCCAGGTTATTGAGGATATCAAACAATTGATCGTCGCCAATGACATCATACAGTTGTTCTGTGGCATTGGTAGCGTCTGGGCCAACAATGAGTTCTTGACTCATGAGTGTGTCTAGTTTGGTCTGTGCTTCTGGTGTATCTGGTAAGGCCCAGGTGCCTTCCATTACCTTGTTGACCCAATCTTCAAAAATTTGTGCTTCTTTCATGGTGTTTGTTTCCTGTTGTATTCTTGCTAACATAGGCAAGGCTTGTTCTATTCTGGGATCAATGCGAGTTTCCACAAATAGATTTTTTAAATCTTCAACCACTAATTCTGAATCAGAGATATCA